TCAAGTATTATATCTCTAGCAGAGTCAATAGTAACATCATTAGAAGTTGAAATTGTTAAATCTGTACCATCGCCAGATATGGTCTCACCTGCATCACCGAACTCTATTGTTTTGTTAGCATCTATAGAGATATTACCACTTGCATCTTTAATAACTGCTTTTGAAGCAGGTAAAGTACAAAATACAATTTTAGTTCCTGCAGAAAAGTCTACAGCGCTATCGCTATTTGATGATGAAATAATTTCTGTTCTAGCTAATTGACCTGCAGAAACAGTTCCACGACCTACTTCAAATTCAGTAGTTCCAGGTAGTTCTATTGCATAGTAAGTTGTATTACTATTACCAATAGCTGATGAAAATGTTTCAAAACCTTGAACTGCACCATCTAAAGTAAGAGTGCCTGTTCCAGTCGTAACGGAAGTTTCTTTAACTCTATCGTTAAATACAAGTGCCATTTATTTAATCCTTAAAATTATGCGTCGCCAACTCTAATGATAGCTGCAGAACTAGATGCGGCTGGGAAAACAATTTGAAAATCTCCACTTGTAGAAGTTTTTGTTCCTCCGAAATCTAGAACTAATACCGCTTCATTGTTTGAACTACTCTTATAAATCAGAGCTCCAACTGCAGTAATAGATGCTGAAGACCAAGTTGTATCTGCAAAGTCAACGAAAGCAACATTACTACTTATAGATACACCATTATTAGTTAAAGTATTTCCACCTGTTGTATAACCATTACCATTTGCAACTTGGTTTGTAGTTACATATGCAGTTGTAGAAGTACTAAAAGCAGCTAACGATGTATACAGAGCAATTTTAAAAGTACTCCCACCATTTCCTGAAGTATCGAAATTGAAAGTTCCTTTTAAAAGATCTGTTTTAAAAGAGTCAGGTACTATATTAGCCATAAATTATCTCCTTAGTATTTTGATGGTGAATCGGATCTTAAAGGAGTACGAATAACCCCATCTTGCCATTCGTCTCGGCGTCTTCTACCTTGTTGTTCAATAGAGTACGATTGTAAAGCTCTTTGATAAGACCCTTCGTAGTATTGTAGCATATCTACAGGTCCTTTCAAGTATCCATATGCTTCTACCAGAGCAGCATATAAAAGTAAATCTTGATATTTATTAGATACATAGGTTCCGGTAGCACTAACACTAGAATCAGTTAAACTTGTTGGTTGTTTAATATAAGCTAAAGTAATTTCATACGTGCTATCAGGAGTAGGAGCTACAACCCAAAAATTAGCATCCCAATTAGCATAATATCTTGGAAGACCTGATTGAGTTGCAGGTGTATTATAGAACTCAGACATAAAAGATGTATCTCTTTTTTCTAAAAATACTTGTTTGTTATTTGAATCTTTTAATTGAATATATCTTATTACTCTTAGATCAGATGGGATAGTGACATATCTATTACCGGTAACTAAATTAGATGTTGCATAAAATCTATTATCATCTGAATCAGAATCTCTGTATATTCTATTTTCTGCATTTTTAATTATAGTATTTAAAACACCTGAAGAAAATACAGTACTGTCAACCTCAGTATAATCTTTAATATCATCTTGTAAGTTTGTTAAAGTATAAGCCATATTATGATGTTAACGTAACAGGTCCTGCTGTTACCGTCATTCCTCCTGCGTTTTCTGTTACTGTTGGTGTTCCACCTAGAGTAAAAGTATATTTATCTGCATCTACTTTTGTTATAGCATACCCAGATGCACTTTCAAAGACTGTATATGCAATACCTCCGGGACTTCCAATTACATTTCTAAATACAACAGTATCAGACGTGCTTCTGCCGTGATTCGGTTCTGTAACAGTCACTGTTGATGATCCAGAGGTTAAATTAAATGGATTTGCTGGTAATAAATTTTGTGTTGCAGGTTCTGTTCTATCAGGTCTTGCATTTTGCAATCCTTGACCATCTGAAGGTGCTGGCTTTGGTTGAAGTTGAGGATGTTTTTCTTCATACTCAGAAACATGAACAAAGGACCCATTCCATTCTCTCACCATTTCATTATAAGGAAATTCTTGACCTGACCTATCAGAAATTGCTTTAGAAAATTTACCTTTAGCTAAATTGGCCATTACATTCCTTCATAATAAGTTTTAGGAGTTATAAAAGAACTTGTTGAAGAACCATCTTCTTGTAGAGCTCTTTGTAATTCATCTTCATATAACATTTTTAAAACTTGAACTCTTTCAGGAGCATATTTTACTGCTAAATAATATGAAAGACCTGCAATCATACAAGGAACGAATCTATAAGGCACATCAGCATCATTAGTATAGTCTCCGGCATCTTGAATTCTTTTTGCATAATAATAATTTATTTTTTTACCGGCCTCATCAGATCCAGGTGTCAGGTATAAAGTAATAGTTACTTTATCTATAAATCTTTGCACAAAATATTGTGTTGGAACACCTTTATCTGATTTGTTTGAAAAAGATTGATACTCTGATCTATTTATTTTTGTAAGTGGAAAATCAATATTGTCTGAGTTTCTAAAAGATGCCTCTAATACATCTTCAACACCATACACAGCTGTTGCATCAGATGTACCATCAGATGTTGATCTAAACATAGTATAAACAGATTGACCGTTAACTAATGTAATTGAATTATTTAAAATTTCCCAATAGTGCAAACCTCTGTTTGCCCACTCTTGAAATAAAATATTTAATGATCTTCTTGCACTTTTTAACTGATATCCTGATACACCTTGAATGCCAATTCTTTCATAGGACTCTTCAACAATGTCAGCGATAGAAAAACCTTTTTCGAACGTAGCTGTTCCAGAGGTAGTGTTAGCCATTTAACCTCCTATTTATCAATTAATAGTGTTGCACCTACTAAGTTAGCAATTGCAGAAACTTTCATTCCGCCTGGAAATAATATTCCATCTTCAGGGATGTTAAATGAAAAAACATCACCTTCAGGACAATCTCCTTGAAATAAAGTTGTGCTGTCTGTGTTATCTTGTAGAGTAATTGATCCAGCTCCAGATCCATCAGAAGCTAAAATCATTCCTCTTAATCTAGTTCTACCAGCAAAAACTGCACCAGTTCCTGAAACTCTAACTGCTTTTACGTCACCCTTCATAATTTTCTCCGTTAAATTTATGTGGGCCCGAAGGCCCACACTAAATTAATTTATTATCCTTCTAAACCAGCGTCAACAACTGTGTATGTGAATACACCAGTTACTGTTCCACCAGTAGCCGCAGATGAACCGACACTACCTGTTACAGTAGATGCAGCAGTAATACCTCCTGCAACGACTAATGCACCATCGGCACCTTTTAAAGTACCTTTAGTATCACTGTCAACTTCGTTAAAGAAACCATCTGGATCAGCAGAAGTTCCAATATCAACTGTTGGGTTAGTACCACCTGTAGATCCTCCAATAGTCATGAAAGAAATAGGAACAGCACCTGTTGGTAAAACAAATGTTTCACCTGCAGTTGCAGATGTTCCAATTCTAACAGCTGTTGCAGAACTTTGAGTTGGATCAAATGAAATAACTTCTGATAAAGTTACAACACTTGGTGTTGCGTTTCCTTTTCCAGCACCGCCGTTTGATCTAACGATACCTTGAAATGTGGTTGTAGCCATATTATTATCCTCCTAATTACGTTTACACAGTCTTTAGGCCGTCGCTGTACGCGTCTGTGTAAACTTATTTGTACAGAATTATTTTATATACTAGATTTGAATAGAGTGCAAGAGAGCCTGTAATGTGGAGTGAATTTTTCCAACGATGTAGCTTTTTTTCTAAGGTGCTACTGAAACCTCAGAAGCAGAGTTGTGTGCAGCTTTTGCTTCTGCCATTTTTATATGGTTTATTAACTCTTTAACTTTATTGTCAATCTTAACCATATTAAGAGTGTATCTTCCTTCACTCTTATGTTCCTGCTCCCACTTGTTGTCTAGAGCTTTTTTCTGTTGGTAAAGCTCTTGAATGTGGTTGTCCATCTATAACCTCCTCATAGGTTATTCTATGTTTACGAGAATCATACATATCTCCCGTGAACTCCCAAACTATATCATTTTCTCCTAATTTGTCAAGAATAGCTTTTTCTAATGAAACAGGATCATCATCAGATTTTACCTGAAATTGTGTAAAATAATCATATGCATTAATTTTAATTAGGAAACTTTTCATGATTTTTTCTTTCTATTTTTGGAATGAGGCGGGATTTTGTCCCGCCTCAAATTTTCAAGTATTACGCACCTGGTGATGCAAAGATACCTCTGAAGTCAGATACTCCAAATGAATATCTTTCTCT